ATTTGGTCTGTTTTTAGATGAATTAAAATGTGATTGGAGAAGAGATCCAAATTCAGCTGAAACACCTAAACGTGTAGCAAAAGCCTATGTTAACGATTTATGGGCAGGTAGATACACTGAAATGTCTCCCATAACATCATTTCCATCAGATGGTTATGATGGTATTGTTATTGAAAGAAATATTCCATTAACATCAATGTGTTCACACCATCATCAAACCATTGGAGGTGTTGTTCACATCGGTTATATAGCAGGAGATGAAGGTAGAGTAATTGGTTTATCCAAATTAAACCGAATTGTAGAGCTATTTGGTAGAAGAGGAGCAATACAAGAACAATTAACATCAGCTATTCACAATGCAGTAGATAAAATTACTGAAGGTAATAAAGGTGTAATTGTTACTATAGTTGGAACACATAATTGTGTTAGCTGTAGAGGTGTTAAACATCAAGGTGCAGCAATGGTTACAACTAAAGCATCAGGTGTATTTAAAGATAATACTAATTTAGCTAGAAAAGAATTTTTTGATAGTTTAAAAATAAATAACGGAGGACATAACATATAAGAGAAATGGCATTAAAAGCAGATAATAAAATATTCCTATGTTGGGATGATATAGATAAAGCAGTTAACAATTTATGTGATAAAATTAGACACGATCTAATGAATATAGATTCAGTTCATGGCATTCCCAGAGGTGGATTAATTCCAGCAGTATTAATATCACATAAATTAGGTTTACCTTACGTAGGTGCAGTAGGTCCAAATACATTAGTAGTTGATGATATATGTGATTCTGGAGTTACACTAGAAAAAGGTCCTGGAGTTTATACAGCCGTGTTACATTATAAACCACATACATCTTGTTTTCAACCTACTATATGGTCTGAAACACATGATGGGGATGAATGGTTGATTTATCCTTGGGAAACAAAAGAATCAGATCCAATTCAAGACTATTTGAAAAGTGATGAATTTTTAGAATTTGCAGAAAGAGAAGATAATAGTGTGGTTTTTCCAGAAGAAGATTGTAAATTACATACGATAGGAGGATTAACAAATGATAAAGAAGGATCATTTATGAAATTTGTAAATAAACAGAAAGATGAATAAACAATTAAAATTATTTAAAGAAGAAGAACTACCAGTATGGGTTAACGAAGTACCATTTGTTAGCGAGGTAGAAACATTTAACGCCACATTTGGTAAACCAAATAACTATGAACCAACAATCCCAGAAGAAAAAGAATGGAAATTTGTATACGATTTCATCCTTGAAGAACTTGAAGAATATAGAGAAGCTTGCGAACGAGGCGACATTGTGGAAGTTTTGGACGCTTTGTGCGACATTGCTTATGTTTCCCTTGGGAACGGTACTATGTTACATGGCCTTAAGGATAAGATATGGCCAGCGTATCAAGAAGTACAAGCAAGTAATATGTCGAAAGCTTGTAAAACTGAAGAAGAGGCCATACTCACCGTCAGCCAACGAAGTAAGGAACAAGGTGAGGCCTGCCATTTTGAAAAACTTGAGGAAGGACGGTATATTGTATATAGAACGAGAGACAGAAAAGTAATGAAAAATGTTAATTACTTCAGACCAGATCTCCAACAATTTTTTACAGGAGATGAATTACAAAAATTTCACCAACCAGGAACTGTTATATAAATGTATAAAAAGTGTTATCAAGGAGATAAAGTACAAGGGTTAAAAAATACATGGGAAATGCATCTGTGGGAATCAGATGGTGAACATAAAAAAATATTGTACGAAGACTTTGCTTACATAGAATGTGATCCATCAGAAGAAACTATGAAATCTATAGATGGGGGATCTTTAAAACCTACACTTGATTTCTATTATACTAGAGGTAAAAATAAACATAAAAACACACCAGGACTTTATTGGGCAGATATGAGGAGTAGTAATGCTATTCATCAAAAATTTCTAATAAACGAATATGGAACTAATGATGAACCATCTACTGGACATCAAGAAATGTTTTTTGATATTGAGTGTGAAATGTTAGACTCATTTGAACCAGATGAAATTGCTAAAGCCAATAAAACAGTTACATCAATAGCATTTTATCATAAACAAGCTGATAAATGGGGTTGTATAGTTTTAGATCCTAAGGGTATAGTTAAAGTTGATCCCAATGCTAAACAACAGGTAGCCACTTTTAGAACTGAAAAAGAATTACTTGATTGTTGGGTACAAATAATTATAGATTCAAGACCAGATTCTTTAATAGGGTATAATAGTGATAACTTTGATATGCCTTATTTGTATTGGAGAATTGTTAATGTTTGTGGAAAAGATCGTGCTGACCAAATGTCTCCTCTTTATGGCTATGTTAACCAACCTGTAATGGCTAGAGCAGACCAAAATTCATTTTTCACAAGAACTGGATTTTTTGTTGATATTAAAGGTATTGAATCTCTGGATTATATGAGATTACATAAAAAATATGGTTGGCAAGATGAACCAAGTTGGAAATTAGATGCTATTGGAGAAAAATATGTTGGTATAAAGAAGATTGAATATGATGGTAATCTAAATGATTTATATAGAGACGATATTCAAAAGTTTGTTGATTATAACTTTCGTGATGTTGAAATATTAGTAGAACTAGATAAAAAATTAGAATACTTAGCATTAACTAGAAATATCTCACATAAAGGAAAACATAACTATAGTGAAGTATATGCTAACACTACAACTCAAGATGGAGCAATATCAGCTTACTTATTAGGTCAAGGTATTGTACCACCAAACAGAGAAATGAACCCTCAAAAGAAAGATGGTTATGCTGGTGGTTGGTTATTTTGTCCTCAAGCAGGTTTATATGAAAATATGTTTGATTTAGATTTAACTTCACTATACCCAGCTATTATTAGAACTATTAATATTGGGAGAGAAACTTATGTTGGAAGAATTATTGATGCTGATGATAGAAATAATCGTTTAGGATTAAATGATTTAAAGGCAATGGATCCTAAAACTAGCGTTGTATTTGAAACTACTAAAATGCTACATGAAAGATGGGAAGTAGGGAAAATTGTTAAAGCGATTGAAAAAGGAAAATATAGAGTTGCTGCTAATGGATCATTTTTCTCAAGTTCTAAAAAATCAACATTATCTGTTATTTTAGAAAAGTGGTTTAATGAAAGAGTTGAGTATAAAAACTTAATGAAAAAAGCATATAAAGCCAAAGACACTGAAAAGGGTAAGTATTATTACTTAATGCAATATACAATGAAAATTTTACTTAATAGTTTATATGGTGCTACAGCTGTTCCAAGTTTTAGATATGGTATGAATCATTCTATTTTAAGTGAAGCAATTACATTATCAGGTCACAGAATTATCCAAGAAAGTGCTTTATGTGCTAATAAGTACTATAGTAAAATAATGGAAGGGGAAATCCCAAAAGATAAATTCATCTCAAAACTAAAAATATGACATTAAAAAGACAATCTATTAGAGCTAACCAAACCATATACTTAGGTATTAGTAAGGAACCCTTACATAAAGACGAAGTAATTAAACTAAGTGAAGAATGGAGTGAAACACAAGAAAAATTCTTTAAAAAAATGTTAAAACAAGGAGGTGAGTTTAAAGTTAATGGTAATAAGTTTAGAGTTACAGTTGCAGAAAGAACAGATATAGATTCAGCGGGGAATAAACCAGTAACAGTACCACCACTTCCAGGTGAAAGAACATTTTAAGATGAATATAAAGATATCAAATGGGGAATTATTAGATAGAATTTCAATTCTTGAATTAAAAAAATTAAGAATGAAAGATGCAGCTAATTTAGCTGTAGTGGAAAAAGAATTTTTGATATTAAATAAAAAATGTATAAGTTTATTTACTAAAAACGATTCAACTTTACAAGTACTATATTTGGAATTGGCTAGAATAAATGGTGCATTATGGGATTTAGAAAATAAAGTAAGAAGTGGAACTTTAAGAGATAAAGAATTTATAAATGCTTCTAAACAAATATTTAAACTAAACGAACAAAGAAATAGTTTTAAAAATGATATTAATTTAATAACTGGGAGTGAAGTTTTTGAAGCAAAAGAATATGATACCTAAAAGAATATTTCAAACATTTGAGCATGGAAATTTTGAACTTCAATTTCAATATATTGTTGATGATTGGAAATTAGAAAACCCAGAGTACGATTACCAGTTTTTTGATGCTAATGATAGGCAAATTTTTATGAGACATTTCTTCCAAGGGGAAGTATATGATGCTTATAATAGAATACTTCCTGGGGCATTTAAATCTGATTTATGGAGATATTGCATATTATATGTTTATGGAGGGTTTTATATTGATATTGATTCTATATGTCTAGGATCATTAAATATGTTTATAAATGAAGATACTGAATTCGTTGCAGCAACAGATTTAAATTTAGGTGATTTAGAATATCATAATGTAGCAAATGCTTTTATAGGTAGTACACCAGGACACCCTATTTTAAAAAGTTGTATTGATCATATAGTTGAAATTGTAAACAAAGAAGAATTACCATCTGAAAATATAATGAATTTTTGTGGTCCTGGATGTTTAGGAATCCATATAAATAAATTTTTAGGTAGAGATGATAAAGCTTCAATGGTTGGTTACGCAGGCAAATATGGTAAAATGGATTTAATTTCGTTTGAACATCCAACTGAATTTTTTAGAGCCTTAGATGGTAAAAAAATAATGCAAAATAAAAATAGTAGTCCCTTTTTAAAAAAATTCTATAAAGTTGAATGTGATAAAGTAGAAAATTACTTTGATTGGGGTAAGTTTGGATTTAAAAATGTTAAATTTGAAAACATATGTCTTTTAAAATAAATTTGGATTCCCAATAAATTATAATTATATTCACGTCGATGAAACAATTACAAGAAACCCCAGACTTTATTTGCGAACCCGGTAAAATTAATTACTGTGCTTACGTTGATACAGATTCTAATTATATTGATGCTGCTCCATTACTAAGATTCTTATGGAATGATTATGATGAAATGAGTAATGAAATTAAGGACAATAATGCTGAACAAGTAGCATTCCAGTTTGAACATGAAATTAATGATTATTATACATCATTAGCTGAAGATTGTTTTAATGTACCTAATGATCAAGAGCATTTCTTAGAAATGAAAACCGAATGTGTTATTAGATCAGCTTATTTTAGAGCAAATAGAAGATATGCACAATGGATTACTAAACAAGAAGGTATTGAAAAAGATATCCTTGATGTAAAAGGTTTGGAATTTAAAAAAGCAAATTTCCCACCAGTATTAGGAGCATTTTTTAGTGATTTATTAACTCAAGTATTAAAAGGTGCTAAACGAGAAGACATTTTAGATCAAATAAAAGAAATGAAGAAAAAAATATTGGGTGGTGATATACCAATTGTAAAATTAGGTAATCCAACCTCAGTAAAAAAATATGATGATTACGTAGGTGTTAGGGCTAGAGCAGGAGAAATGTTTAGTGGAATAAAAAAGGGAGCACCTGCTGCTGTAAAAGCTGCTATACGATATAATGATTTACTTAGATTCTGGAAATTAGATAAAAGCCATAATCAAATTACTAAATCAGACAAAGTTAAATGGATATATTTAAAAGATAATCCCTATAAAATAGAAGCATTAGCATTTTTAGATTATGATATGCCAACAAAAATAGTTGATTTTTTAGAAATGTTTGCAGATAAAAAAAACGTATTTGAATCCATTTTACTTAATAAATTAGAAGGATTTTTTAATGATTTACAATGGAGTTTAGATTTAAACCCATATAACACAGCATTTGAAACAATAGAAATATAAGTTATGATAAATAAAAATAAGTTACAATCGTTCATTTCAAAATACTATTTGAATGAATTTAATCAAGCTAAATGGGTTATAAAAGACAATAAATTAGCTGTTCACGTAGGTAGTGGAGGAGTTGCTGCTGGTGTTTATATCAACGATTTTCCCATAGAAAACGCGGTATTAGGAGTATATGATAGTTCCAAACTTCAAAAACTAATAGGTATAACTAGTGGTGATTTATTATTAGGGACAGAATCACAAGGCGAACTATCTAGAAAACTTTTAATTAATGATGCTAATTTTGAATTAAGTTATTCATTATCCTCCCCAGAAGTTATACCAAAAATTAATTGGTTCAAAGATGTTGAATGGGATATGGAATTGGATTTAAGCAGAGATGATATAGACAATTTACTAAAAGCAAAAAATGCATTATCTGAATATAGCACATTAGTACTAGAAGGTATAAAGGATTTAGATGATAAAACAGTATGTCAATTTACATTTGGAGATAATACAGATTTTTCAAGTAAAGTAACGTATCAAATTGAGGGGGATATAAGTGATGATTTCTTAATGTTACAACTTCCATTTGATTCTCAAAGATTTAAAGAAATATTAAATGTAAATAAAGACAGTGATTCAACTAAGCTATATTTATCAACAAAAGGATTAGCTAAATTTACATTTGATAATGAAGATATATCAAGTATATATTTTATAACAAGAAACGAACAAATAATAGATTAATTATGTATAAAGATTCAGACCCAAATGGAGAATGGGGTGTAGTACACACTGACAATTTCCAATTAAATGATAACCATAAACATAGAATATTCATAATAGATGATTTCTATACTAACCCTAAAGAACTAAGAAATTTTGCTATTAATCAATGGTTCTTTGATGATGAAGGATTTGAAGGTTTAAGAACAAGAAAACAATTCTTTTTTAAAGGTGTAAAAGAAAAATTTGAAGAAACAATAGGTGAAAAAATTACTGTATGGGAAGAACATGGTATGAATGCTAGATTCCAAAGTCATAAAGCAGATTTTAGACCTGTTTATCATTGTGATAGTCAAACCTGGGCAGCAGCTTGGTATGGTAACATTGATGCTCCATATGAAGCAGGTACTTCATTTTATGCTCATAAAGAAACAGGATTAAGAGGAGGAGAACCTAATATTAATAATGCATTTGAAGGAAATACTTGGGTAGACCCAACCCCATATGTAAGAATTGATCATGCAGCTAATATTTTTAATCGTTTAGTAATATGGGATGCAAAATTAATTCATGCAGCTCCTACTTACTTTGGTCATAATATAGATACAGCAAGATTAACACAAGTATTTTTCTTTGATACAGAGAAATAATTTTATATACGTATAACCGAACATAAGATGTAGCTAGGGCACGTGTTATGTTTAAATTAAATTAACCGGAAGCTTCGGCTCCACAAAAACAAATGATATGAGTACATTACAATTATTAGAGAGGCACTTAAGTCCTTTCGACATCCTTTTTAGGAATCACTTTAACTCTGACAGCACATTTCAACCTGTTGGAAATTTCAAACAACCACATCCACTTAATATTTTCTTTGACGATGAAGGACTTCATTTTGAAGTTGCCTGTACTGGTCTAACTAAAAAAGACGTAGTCTTAGATATTGAAGGGGATACTTTAAAAATAAGTTATAACAAACCAGAAGATGACTTCCCTGATGGAATGATTCATAATGGTTTATCTAAAAAATCATTTGATTTAAGGTATAAAATAGCACCTAAATTTGATTTAGGAAAAATTGATGCCACCTTAGAAAATGGTTTATTAGAAATTTTTATACCATTAGCTGAGGAAGCTAAACCAAAGTCAATCAAAATAAAATAAAGTTATATTAAAAAAAGCGTGTCCTAGCGCATCCTATTTCGTATATTTAGGTCAACGAAAAATAATAAGTTATATGGCTAGAAAAGCAAAATCCCACACTATGATCAAGGATCCTTTATTGGAACCGTATTTTGTAACAATTGATGATAATTGTTGCACCGTTAACCAAACTATACAAAAAGATTCTAATCACTTTAGAAGTAAAGGTAATGGTAGCAAATCTTATGAAAAAGCTATTTCATTTCATGCTAATTTAGGTACAGCTTTATTTGCTATATCTAAAGCCCTTCAACATGATAAAGAGACTAGAAACTTAGATGAAGTATTAGAACAATTTAAAACAATAGAATTAAACCTTAAACAATTTATAAATGAGCAAGTTAGTCGCACTGTATAACGCAGTGATAGTTAAGCCTATAGAGGCTGAAGAAGAAACATATGGGAACATTATTGTTCCAGATATGGGTAAAGAAACAAATACTTTTGGTGAAGTAGTTTCTGTTGGAGATGGTAATTTTACCTTAACAGGTGATAAAATCCCAACACAACTAAAAGTAGGTGATAGAGTAGTTCTACCAACTCAAGGATTCACAAAATTACCATTTAATGGTGAAGATTATCTTGTAGGACCTGAAAATAATGTCCTTGCAAGAATGGATCGAGAAGTGAGTATAGAAGATGCTTTAGAATCAACAGAAATAAGTGAACAAGATAAAGAAAATTTAACAGATATTTAATGGAAAATCAAGTAAAGTACGGTAAAGAAGCTAGACAAGGCTTATTAAAAGGAATTAATAAACTAGCAGATGCAGTTGTATCAACATTAGGACCAAATGGTAGAAACGTTGTTATATTTAGAGGACATGCTGAACCACCACAATCAACAAAAGATGGTGTTACAGTTGCTAAATCATTTTTAACATCTGATCCTGAAGAACATTTAGGCCAATTATTAATTAGACAAGCAGCAATGAGAACAGCTGATAAAGCAGGTGATGGTACAACAACATCAACATTACTAGCTAGAGAAATGATTCAGAATGGTTTACAAGCATTAGATAATGGAGAAAATGCTGTTCAAATTAAAAGAGATATTGATGCCAATGTAAAAAAGGTTATTGATAATTTAAATAATAATATAGCTGAAGATATATCAGGTGAAAACCAATTAGAACAAATAGCAACAATTTCATCTAATAATGATGTAGAAACAGGAAAATTAATTGCTAAAGCAATTGAAAAAGTTGGTTTAGAAGGTGTAGTACACGTTGAAGAATCTAAAACTGGAGATACTTATCTTGAAACAGTAGAAGGTATGCAGTTTGATAGAGGTTTTAAATCACCTTATTTTGTTACTGATAATAGTTCAATGCAAAGTATATTAGACAACCCAGCAATTCTAATTATGGATCATAGATTAAGTTCAGTAAAAGAATTACTACCAATATTAGAAGCAGTTTCAGCTCAAGGTAAATCATTATTAATTATAGCAGAAGATATTGATAACGAAGCATTAGCTACTTTGATTGTAAATAAAATGAGAGGTACAATTAATGTGTGTGCTGTAAAAGCACCTGATTTTGGTGATAGACGTAAATTAGTTTTAGAAGATATTGCAATCACAACTGGTGGTAAAGTATTTGATAAACAAAAAGGAATGAAACTAGACAAATTCTCTTGGGAATGGTTTGGTGAAGCAAGAAAAGCAACAGTAACTAAAGAACAAACAACAATAGTAGATGGAAAAGGAGAAGCTGAATCAATTGAAGCACGTGTTGAAGAGCTACAATCGCAAATCGAGAAAGCCACGACCCCGTACGAAACAGAACAACTCCAAAACCGATTATCAAAATTCGTCGGAGGAGTAGCAATCGTTCATGTGGGTGGTAACACTGAAACAGAAATGTTAGAGAAAAAAGATAGAGTAGATGATGCTCTACATGCTACAAAAGCAGCATTAGATGAAGGTATTGTTCCAGGGGGTGGAGTAGCATTATTATATGCTTCCTCAGGTATTGAAGCCGATTCAATTGGAGCAAATATTGTAAAAACTGCTTGTTCAAAACCTTTTAATCAAATTCTAGTTAATGCTGGTTATGATGAAGTTAAAGGTCAAATATTAGCTGATGGATTAGTTAATTCAGGAAATGATGTTTGGGCAGGTATTGATGTTAATTCAGGAGATATTGTTAACTTTAGAGAAAAAGGCGTGATTGATCCCACAAAAGTTTGTAGATTGGCGTTATTAAATGCAGCATCAGTTGCAGGAACAGTATTATTAACTGAATGTACATTAACACAAGATAAAAAGTCGATTGAAGAAAAGTTAAGAATATTACAAGATTCATCTACTAATGCCGCTGGAATGATGGGTAACCCACAATATTAATCATATGAAAGATACAATTAAAATAAAAGAAGACAATGTACTAATCGCCAAGAGAGTTCCTCCTGGCGATAAGTGGCAATTGGTTGCAAATGCTCCTAATGGTCCTATCCATAAAACATTAACTGATACTCTGGAAGCGTATATGGTTAAAACTGGATTTAAAGGTCATTATAGATTAGAACCATTACAAAGTTCATTATATGCAATCAACGCAGAAGAAGTAGTAATTGAAGCACCAAAAGAAAAATTATTTTCAATTTATGGCGAATACGGACAATAGTTTATTAAACGAGAAATATAGACCAGTAACTTTAGATACATACGTTGGTAATGCTAAATTAAAAGCATCAATTGCGCAGCAATTAAAAAACAACGATATCCAAAATTATTTATTTTATGGACCAGCTGGAACAGGAAAGACTACTTTGGCAAAACTTTGTATTAAAAATCTTGATTGCGATCATCTTTATATCAACGCCTCTGATGAAAGAGGGATTGAGACGATTAGGGATAAAGTACAAGGATTTGCGAGCACAATGTCTTTTAAACCACTTAAAGTGGTCATTCTGGATGAAGCTGATTTTCTTACTATCCAAGCGCAAGCTTCTCTCCGTAATATCATTGAAACTTTCTCACGTACGACGCGTTTTATTTTAACTTGTAATTTTGTAGAAAGAATAATCGACCCCTTACAATCAAGGTGTCAAGTTTTGAAGGTAGTTCCTCCAACCAAAAAGGAAGTAGCTATACACTTAGCTGATATATGTAAAAAAGAAGGTATTAAGTTCGAACCTATTGCCATTGGTAAAGTAGTTAATCAATACTACCCTGACTTAAGAAAAATGCTTAACACGATTCAATCCAGCAGTAAAGATGGAAGTCTAGATCTGGATGATTCATTACTAGTATCAACAAGTTATTTAGCTACTATCCTTGGGGAACTTAAAAAATCTAAACCAAGTTTTGTTACTATTAGACAGATAATAGCTGATTCTAATATAGATGATTTTGATCAATTATTTAAATTTTTATATGATAATGCTGATGAATATTTGCCTAATAAAATAGGTACAGTAGCAGTATTAATAAATGATCATCAATATAAGGCTAATTTTAGAATAGATAAAGAAATTAATGCAATGAGTTTAATTAATCAAATAATAAATAATAAATAAATGAAACATCAAAACCAACAAGTCCCTCAAATGAATGTTGATCTAAAGACAACAGAAGGTATTACAAACGCCGAGGGCAAAAGTGTATTCCAATCAGGAGTTATCTTAAGAAAAATCTCAAAATTCGTAGCAGGAACAGATAATGATGCTATTATGCCAATCCCTGTATTTTATGATCCAACAAATATGAAAATATTAGGTGAAGGAATTCCAGCAGAATTAAGAGAAGAACTTAAAGATGAGCTTTGCTAAATGAATAATGTATTCGATTGGTTAAAACAAATAAATTCCATTAAACAACCTGTAAGTGATTTCAGCGATAAAGATTGGGAAGTATTTAATAGTTATATGATTCATAGGTTTATGTCTATGAACAAAGATTATATTGAGGTAGTAAATTATGTTCAAGAAATGCCACCCCAAGAAAAACGAATGATATATAATATTTATAGAGAATTTATACCTAGAAATAACCAATGGAATAAATACATTAAATCAAAAATAAAGCAACCGAGTAAAGAATTATTAGAAAAATTATCTAGTTATTGGGAATGTTCGAGGATTGAAGCAAAAGACTATATGAATTTGTTGGATACCAAACAAATTCGTCGTATATTGGAGGATCAAGGATTAGAAAAAAAAGAAATAACTAAAATTTTAAAATGAACAAATTAATAGAAATGTTACGTACATCTGCACAAGCAGATAAAGCAAAAGCACTATTATCACTTGAATTGTTAGGTGATAGAGCAGTCGGGATTGGTGACCACACAACAGGAGACTTTTATAAAAATGCTGAAGAAGCACTTGCTATGTTAGTTGATGCCGATGATAGGTTAGCAGCAATAGATAAGTATTTTTCACTAGAACAGCAGATCAATGGGTGATTCGATTAAAAAATACATGGAAAGTTTAGAAAATAAAATCAATAGTACTGGTCACTTTGGTGCCAATGCTATACAATTAGAAAAAGTTATGAGTGATAGAGAAATAATGAATGCCAAGGGAGGCTTAAAAAGACCTAAAAAGCAAGTACCAAATATAAATTCAACCCCTATAGAAATATTCGAACATGAATATCCAGAATTATCTAAAGAATTTCAAAATATACAAAAAGAAATGTATGAAATGTTTGCTCGTAAACATATGGATTATGGGTTAAATAACATTGCTTTAGGC